CTCTGCCTCGACAATGCGAAGCGTGTATGTACCATTCGGGAGGTAAGGCCTACCCGAACTTTCCGTAATACCTTTTAGACTTATCTTAGCCATTTGTTATTATGTATTGTAGTTTATGTTTATTGTAGTGTATCGTACACGTATCCCCTACACTCATAGGGAAAGTAATCTTGAGGTGTCTGGTAGTCTTCGGTTGTTAGTTTCATTTATCTGTTGCCTCCATAACTCTCTGCTTTCTACCGCTGTTGCCTTTACGGCGTTTACCCGTGTCTTTGATAAGACCTTTATCCAGCAATGCTCTGTAACGCGCTATTACGCTGCTGTAACTCCAGTTTGGAAACTGTTCTCGAACTTCGTCGCTAGTACAAAGGCCAAGCTTCCTTATACAAACCAGAACCACATATTCTAATCTTGTAAGCCTTGTATTACTCTTCCACAAAACTACATGATCGGTGTTTAATTCTAGTGCAGCCTGTACAGAGGTATCAACAGCATCTTTACGGTGTAGATGCTTTACTGGGGTAGCCTCTTTGTGGCGGACGTTAGGCATAGTATTCCTCCGCTTTCTTCAGCACCGTAACGATGTCATTGGGGATGAGTTGTTCGTCGAACATACCCATTGGGGTCTTGGCTGACGTAACCCCATCCGTGTTAGTCTGGAAGAAGTATTCCATCTCCTCGGTCTTCTCGTTCTTGCGTACCTCGGTGAACAACACCATGAGAAACTCCTTCTCTATCGCGCCTTCGTGAACTTTACCTTGCACCTTGACCCTGCGGTGCGAGGACTCGCCGCCTGTAATCTGCGGAATCTTCACGATGTCGTCTACGGCGGTGAAAATAATTGTAGCCTTATCGTTCTTGATGGAGTCTAGCATATTGCGGATAGTCCTGTTGTAGAACGACCAGATATCGTAGCCCTTGAACGAGTTGGTAGCCAACGTGTGAACCTGTTCCACGTACTTGGTGAACGACTCGACCACTATGGTCTCGCAGTCATCTTTCTTTAGAACCTTCTCAAGTTCCCTAGGGAAAGCGTTGGCGTTCTCCACGGGAATGATGTTGAACCTACTAGCCTTGGGAAAAGGAAATCCCTTACGCTCCAAGTCTAGAATGTAGGTTGTCTTCGGGTCTAGGTTACGCAACGCTGTACTCTTACCGCTGCCGCTGTGACCTACGATTGCTATTAGTGGTTTATACATTTTCTTTTTCTTCTTCCGTTTTTGTTCCTGTTGTTATTTCTATCTTAGTCTCTGGTTCAATAACACCGTAGAAGGTGTCGAATTCTAATTGTTCTTCGTTAGGCCATTGGTCACGCAGTAGCATAAGCCCAATGAGTCCGTAGTTTGCTATGTCCTTGAAGGTATCCTCCAACGATTCGTTCTTGGGAGACTCCTCCTTGTCCATCAACAAGTTTGCGAGTCGTTCTACCTTGTCGTACAAGCGTACGCTAAGACCCTTGACCCCAAACCGGCTAATGTTTCCCGGCCCGTAGTCTTTCTGCTTTGCATCCAGCAGGCTAACACACTCCGCTGCCAAGAATAGCGCACGCTTGCCTGCAAGGGTGTCAAGTTGTATTTTCATGTGTCGAGGTTTGCACCAATTGACTCTAAGCGATCACTGACCTCTTCTAAGACGTTAGCCACAGTCTGTACAGAATTGTCAATTGCAGCTACCCTCCCCACTAATACAGACATATTCTGTATAGACTTATCTATTGCGGTTAGCTTACTTCCAAGCATATCTGCTGCTGCAAGTATCGCTGAGGTATGGCTGACACAGTCGGCGGTCAGCATACCTGTCATCTCGTTATCCTGTAGCGTAGCTTCAAGAGTTTTGTTAAGGGACTCCATAGCTGCCGTGTAGCGTAGCATGGTAAAGTTATCCATGCCGTCTTTGTAGGCGTCGTGCCTAGCCGTTAATGTTTTCTGTTGTACTTCCATGTTCTTTCTCCAATTCTTCTAGTCTTTCTTCTAACTCATGTACCCTACCCCATGCGAAGGCCAGCGAGCTGTACGACATCTCATGGGCTGCCTCCAACTTACGAGTCAGGTCTACTACTTGATCTACTGCGCTTATGTAGTATTCTTGTGTCATAGTTGAAACTGTAGGGGATCGTAGACCTTGTGTACGTAATCCATGTTGACGATGGATTCTCTATCGTTGCCTGAGTTCGCCGTACATAGGGCCGTGAACGAGCAGAGACCAAAGCGAGTCTCGCAACAGGCGAAGTTGCTAAGGAAGATATCCTCGCCGTCTTTCTCGTCCCATGTCTCGAAGTAAAACTCAAGCTTGCGAGTTATCCTATTGACAAGGTCATCTATGTAGGCTTGGAATTTATCCAGCCTATCCTTGCTGAACTCGAATATCTCGCTACGCTCAAACTTGTTCTTGTTGGAGCGACCAAGGAACAGACCGTTAATCATACAGCCTACCTCCTCGTCTGGGAATAGTCTATGCCAGATGAGGTTGTAGAACATTAGCTGGGGTGAGACCTTGTAGGATGCGAAGTAGGCAGCGGGACTATAGGCTGCCGTGGATTTGTGGTCTACGATAACGGGACGACCAAAGTAGGTTCCGACAAAGTCTATTGTGCCACAAAAAAGTATGTCCAGCTCTGGCGTTTGTAAGTACGGGTAGGCGAAGCGCATTTCCAGCAGGGGGTCGGGGTCTTTGCGTACCTCCAACCCTGTATCCTGCTTGAAGTATTGGCTGAGCAGGTTGACTAGATGAGCTAAGTCACGGAAGTCCTTGTCGGGTACAAGCACATCTGCGTAGTGGTCTATCGCTGCGTTAACAGCTTTCTCCTCGTTACCATCTGCGTAGTACGACTCCAAGGCTTTGTGTACTGCCGTGCCGTACTCCATCTTATGATTCGAGTTCCGTTTGCGTAGGCCACGGCATAACATATACCATAGTCTACGTTCGCAAGCTGACTCCTTTATTAAGGATGCGTCTATCTTTATGATGAGCTTGCCCTCTTCAGTTTTTTCTAGGTTAAGTAATTCCATAGGTTTTCTTCAGTAGTTTTGCTTTATCTAACAGCGTTGGTTTCTCCTTTGGCACACGTTTCTTTCGTGCCGTCTTCGGCTTGGCTAACTCTACCTTCGGCTCGGTTAGCTTTAAGTAACTGTCGAAATGTTGGAGTAGTTCCTCATCCGACATGGACTCTAGTTGTTCTACCGTGCAGTCTAGTAGTTCCTCAATGGTCATTTAGATCTATGATAATGAGGGCTATAAATAGCAGGGTAAAAAATATAGAGGCTGCGGCTATGACTATCAGCGGCATCATCTTACGACACTAAGCGTGTCCTTGGCCGTGTCGAACTCGAAGTCTACAAGTTTCTGCTGTTCTTCCAGCCACTTGATGTCTTCGTGCTTTACTATAATACGATCTCGCTTAAAGGTATCCATTTCCTTTGCGTCCTGTAACCAAGCAAGCAGTTCTGCCTTCCAGACTTTAGAGTCTGCAAATTCATACTGTAGTTCCTTGGCGTTAATCTGATTGCGTAGTGTGTCCTTGAAGTAAATCAAGACACCCGTGTCTGTCTTACGGAACGCAACCTGAGTGCGTAGCTCTGCATAGATTGGCCCGTATTCTGTGGAGTTGTCAACGAGAAACTTTAGACCATCGGTTAACTTTACATAGAGAGTGTTAACCGTGTAGCCTGTTTCCTCAGCAGTAACTAGAATATCCGACTTGCCATCGAGTAGCTTATCTATGATAGGCTTGATCTTGTGAGCATTAGTTGGACTGTATGTTGACCGTCTGGCAGAACCCTTTGAGCGCATCTTACGCAAAAGTTCTGAGTGATTCTGTAAACTTGTATTGTTATCCATAGAAATTAAAAAAGATAGCGTAGTGTTTCACCAAAGTATAAACGCTAGTAATTACTCTGTTCGCGGGTCTCCCACGACACCATGCTACGCTACCTTTGTGTTTGGATGGCCTACACTAGGCGGCCATCAGTTCCTCCATACGAGCGAGGTATTCCTTACCCTGCTCAATTTCGCCAGCGGCAAAAGCTGCCTTGGCCCTCTTGAAGAGTTTGCCGGGAGTCTCCCCTCCGCCGCTCTCTGGAGTCCACTTGTCAGCATCCTCCTTGGTGTAGATTACCAAGTCAGGGTACTTCTCAGTCAACTCGGCCCTCAGTTCTTCAGTCGTCTTGCCGTTAGGCTTCAACGA